TCGTCTGGGGATGAAACCCCCATGTCCAGACCGCCCCCGCCGCTCGAGGTGTTGCCAACTTCCGTGCTGTTAAACCAGTTCTCTGAACGCACATCTCCGGAGACATCCGCACCCGGCGGATAAAGGGTATAACTAAAGTCATCACCGAATGAAGAGATCGGCGTTGCGCCCACTTTGATATCTCCGTTCGTCAGGGAAAAATTCCCGCGTCCCAGGCATAGGAACATCGTGGTTGCGAAGGAAGTTTTATCCACAAATCGTGAGATCGGTTGCACCACATAATCAGGAAAAATACGGTAACGGCCAAAAACCTCCCTGATAGGATCACCGAGTTTGGCCGTGTTCGCCTGCGCGGGGTTGAGGTTAAGCCCATCCCCGCTCGAAGATGAAGCGCCCGGGGTATCCAGGTTACTCATCATGATCAGCGAATAGGCGGCGGAAGCCACAGCTACCGCGATAGCCGCCCAGGCCGCGATTTCAAGTCCGGTACCATATGGCACGGGATAAATCCGCACATCGCTATCAACTTTGAGAAAGCACAGCGGCCACTCGTTGCCGGGAACAACCACCCCATCAACTTCAACCACAACGGGCTGACTTTTCTGGTGCTCATAGCCCGCCACATTGCCCGTGAACCATTCGTGCAGTGAAATAGCGCCATGCTCTGCTGTTTCGAGCGGCTCACTGGGCAAATGTGAAGGGAATAATTTGATCGTCATTGCCAGAACTCCACCTTGATATAGCGGCGCTGAAAACGGGCCAACGGCAGGAAAGTTACGTGAGTTTTCGGGTTGCATTCTGCGACGTGCAATTCGCCGTTAAGCTCAACGACGATCCCCACATGGGTGACCATACTTCCGGAAAAGCACATAACACCGGCACCGGCGCAGGGCTGGCAGCGCGTCAGGCACTCAGAGAATTTACGTGCTTCGCGATCAAGCCCGGCATCATCCTTGGTTACCCCATCAAAATCAGGCCAGGCCGACAACCCCAAATCACGACGGACTTCTGCAATGACGCCGTAGCAGTCGAGCGCGGGGAACACGCGTCCGCCCTTCAGCCAGGTGACCGAAAGGTATTTATCAGGATTGAACATGGGATTTCCTCAAGACATGTAGCGGAGGCCAGGATACTCAGGCAGCGTATAGCGGTGGCGCGGCCAGGCGGTATCCAGGATGTTCATGTATCCAGCGGTGATCTGCACTTCGGTCGCAGTCCAGTAACCAGACTTTATGTCAAGGGTGAATGGCGGCTTTGCCGGTGCGCTCAAATCAGTATTGAGATAACACCGATAGGTAAGCGTCGCATTCTGGAGGTTATCAAGGGATTTCCTAATAGCCTGAGAAACAACACCGTCAATATTACCAAGGGCAAATTTCAGGTCCTGAGTACCGTCGGCATTCCTGGCAGGCAGTGCGATATCACATCCTGACGCTGTAAATACCACCTCACTACCGTCTTCGAGTTTTGCACGAATATCATCCCATCCGTTTGTAAGACGATAAATATCATCTCCAACATTTATGTCTAAGGTTTGGATAAGTACCTCATTTCCGCCTGAGGCATAAATCCTATTCAAAAGAATCATGATTTAGGCCACTCTCTATTAGAAGCAATATCTACAATATCTCCATTGACAATATAATCAGGAAACTCTAAATATTCAGCGGATAACACTGGCCGCTCCCATAGCTCTAACGTTGCAGTATATTGCCACCCTCTCGGCGCTAAAAAGTAAGGTCCATCATAAATGCTAATAAACCGACACTTATAATATTTAACCCCGAGCGGGGTTTTCATCCTCATATAGAACCAAGAAATACCATCGTTAAGATTATGTTTGAACCACGCCTCAAATAATTGACCCTCTCCATCTTTTTTAAAGTGCCACTTTACATTACTTTGCGTAGGTACAGACGTATAGAGTCTGCGCTGCCTGGCGCGACCAGAGGTCATAGTTGTTCGCAAAATAGGGTTAACTGGTGTAAATCCTGTATCGCCTGTTGGTGATAGCAAAGGAGCCGGAAGATATTCATGCGGATAAAAAATATCTGACATTACCCCCTCCTTCTGTTTGGATATATTGTTCTTAGTGAATGACCAAATTCTCCTTGAGGATTTATTACATCCGCAGTCAGTTCCCTCTTAATTTGTTTAGCCATTCTTTTATTGCTGCTCTCGATGGCTCGCATCGTAGTTTGATCAGGCTGTCCAGTATAAGTATTATGGAAATGAATATCTCCCACGCCTTTATTGTTATTTCCCTGCCTTTGCTGCTGAACCTTATCGAGTGTCGCATCCAATTTTGCAGATGTGCTCGCGGTTGTGACCCTCTCGCCTTTCTGTAATAACCACGTCCCTGTTTCAGGCACTGAATCTAAACCATCATGCGCCATCCCAGTGAGCGCAACTGACTGGATATTAGAAACAATACTTGCCGTCGCCGCGGCGACAGAGGCCATTGCTACAAGATTATAAGGGAACGGGTTCGCGGCAGCTTGTGCAATACCCGTCTGAATTGCCAATATAGACTGGGCAATAGCATAGGCTTTATCAGCAATGAAAGCAGTCTTATAAATCGCTGATTTTTCGCCAAAGGCAGTTCGGGTTATATCCACCATTGAGCCCAGGCTCGACTGCAATGCAGTATTCACTATCTGATTTTTCTGCAGCTCAATGTTCTGTTCTGCTTCGGCATGCTTTTTACGCAACACCTGCTCTTGCTCATCCCACTGAGCATTCAGATCGGCACGCTGCCGCCGGTATTCAGTCAGGGCGGATAAATTACTCTGATACCATTTCTCAAGTTCGGTTGATTGCTGTTGAAGTTGGGTCAGCTGACTTATATCACCTCCAAAGGTTCCCGACAGGCCGCCTCCAAATTCAGTCGATTTACGCATCGAGCGCTGAACATCTTCTGGCAAGTCCGTGATGGATTTTTTGGCAACATCCCTGGAAGTCTTCGCATAGTCCTGGGGGGAAATTCCACCGCTGGCTTTGAGTCGCTCGAGTAGGTCAAGTCTCTGCTTTGTAAGGGTGAGCGTTTTTTCTTCTTTTCCGCGCAACTGTTCCTGAAGTTTCGACAACGCCTGCTGAGCAACTATTTGGTCTCCCAACTTGGCATTGACCTCTGCCTGAGCAAGGATCTTCTCCTTATCAGCCAACAATGACTGTTCGGATTTGCTCAATGTCCGGGTCTGAGCTGCATCCTCAAGAACAGAAAATTTAGCCTGTGTTTCCCAGAGGTTTTTTCGCTGCTGACTGATCGTCTCATTCATTCCACTGTGCTGCTGCAGAACTTTCAGTTGCGTCTGAAGTGATAGCGTTTCGGCATTAACGCTATCTGACGTTCGGTCGCCGGCAGAGACACTGACATTTTTTGGCTTAGGTGCCTTCGGGTCTTTGTATTTCTCCTCTATTCCCTTTTTAATCTGGGCTATTTCATCATTGCTCAACGCCTGGTTAAGTTTTTTTCGCTCAGCGATATACTCGTTTAACCGCTTGTACTCCGCACTTCTTTGCTGTTCCTTTGTCAGACCAGCATCCGAAAGAGACTGGAAATGCTGTTGATTAAGCAGAGAGCTCTGCTCTAACGTTGCCTGTTTTTGCTTCTCTTCCGTCTTTTTCTGCTCAGCGTGTAGCTGATCGGTGAGAGTATTTACTGCTTGCCTTGCCTGGTCCCTAGCCGTTTCGAGGCCAAGACGCTGCTGGCCCTGAGCGCTTGTGTTGCGTAAAGCCTTGTCCAGGTCATACAGCTTATCGGTGGCATCGGATAACTGGGATTGCAGCGACTGTGCTCGACCGATGCTTAGCAGGCCGTTCCACATCGATTTAAAGGCATCGCCGACCGCATCTGCTGCCGTCTCGAGCGCCCCCATGTCATTTTTGATGTCGCCGGCCATAGAGCGGAAGCCCTGAGCAGCAACACCATTAGCATAATTCAATGCTTCAGTATATTTGCCAGCATCCTGCAACGCCTTTACGTAATCGAGTTGCTGCGCCGTCACATTGCCGAACTGCTGCGCCATCGCCTTGAGGCCACTTTCCGGATCAGCGGTTATTTTCCCGAACACTGCAGCCAGTTCTTCCACTTTCGCCCCAGTCGCATCAGAAAGATTGGCAATATCCGTCGCCACCCCCTGATAACTGGCCCCTAAATTTGCGCCAGCTTTCGCCAGTGCCATCAGAGCTTCTTGACTGCTTGTGAAAGAGGTTCCGTTTTTGTCCATCGCTTCGGCTATAAAGAGCAGATTATTGGCCGTCTGGCCTGCGCGGTCACCTGTCAGCACCAAAGATTTATTGAATTCGCTGGTAATGGCCTGTCCTGTTGCGAAGGAGTAAGCCAACGCGCCAACAGCAACCGTTAACCCTGCTACACCAACCATTACAGGGTTAAGTGTCCCCATTAAGGCGGTGAATGTTGGACGAAGCCCACCGAATGAGTCCTTAATCTGCCCCCCCTGCTGCAGCAGAATTAACCACGG